AATAATATCATTATTTAAAAATAAACCAAATTGACTTAGGTCAAAGTCTAAATTTTGTACATTATAATGACCGCGAATTCTATAAATGGTAGTATCGTATTTTCTATCTCTGTTTTCTAAAAACAACAAATCCTGTATGTTGGTTGGATTTGTACTGTCGTACACAGGTTGAGTTAGGTCACTGCTAGCGACATTGTTTGAACCTATATATTTGTGAATATATAAATCAGTGCCGCCCACGACAAACAGTTCCTTGATATTCCGATCAATGAACTTGAAATCATTAGCTTTTTGGGGCCTATATAATGAGAGTCTTGGCATTTTGTTATCCGTTTACTTAGTATTTAGTATAAAAGTATCACCTTTAAAACTTGACAATAATTGGACAATCATATATAATAATGAAATCGTAACAGGAGTAACTATGGCAACACGCAAACCCAAGGTAACATCAGACCACTTTATTAAAGCACTTAACCCAAAAGATGTTGATATGAAGTACATGGGCGAAGAACCCTATTTCCCATTGCAACCTGATAATGACGGTCGTAAACTTGCGTTGACTAACAGTTTCACATGGTACAATCGTTTCTATGGCAAAAAAGATGCTAAAGAACTATTGTGCCAATATTTGGATCATCACAATCGTACAGCAGATGCCAAGTATTTGCGTAAAGTACATGAATCTGAATATATTATGACATTGTGTTGGTTAGCCCGCATGAATTTGCGAGGTCTTGAACTAAATGAACATGAAGAACTTACATTACAAAATGAAATTTCCCGACTATTGAAACTGGTTCACAAACCAGAAGTCGTAGTAAAAGAAAAAGAGCCTACTAATCGTCCTAACATTCAGGAATTGATGCGTGAAAAAGCAGGAGAAGCCGCAGGTGAACTTGAAGGTTTACTTGACGAGTACATGACTACAGGCAAAACTACACAAAAGACAGTTGATATTGTTGCAAAATTCAATGTTATGCCTCAACATATCCCTATCATCGTTGAGATTTGGAAGCGTAAACAAGAAGAATTCAATGAGTTGTCAGAGGGCAATGACAAAGATTTGAACGAGGCTTATGCGTTCTTAGGTAAGGTTCAAGTGCGTAATCTTATCAAATTTGTAGACGGTGTTCTAGGTGACTTGAACAGCTACATTTCAATTAAGAAAGCAAGCAAAGCACCTCGCAAACGCAAAGCTGTTCCTGTTGAGAAGATTGTTGCTAAACTTAAGTACTTGAAAGAATTCAAGGATCCAGTTAACAAACTTGATTTGATTAGTATACATCCAACTAAGTTGCATGGTGCTAGTGAGGCGTGGGTATATGATACTGCAAAACGTAAATTGCATCATTACATTGCTGACGAGTACAGCAAAGCATTTACCGTTAAAGGTAATACAATCTTAGGCTTTGACAGTAACGCAAGTGAAGTTAAAACATTGCGTAAGCCCGGTGAACAAATTAAAGAATTGATGGGTTCAAAGCCTGCGGCACGTAAGTATTTTAAAGAGATTAAAGCAGTATCAACTGCGCCTAATGGCAGGTTCAATGAGAATATGCTGATATTGAAGGCGTTCTAATGGATATAGAAAAACGAATGTTAGAGATGATGGAACCAATTGATAAGTCCATTCAATTAACTGATAATGGTGAAGATATGCTAATGTTAGCATGTGCTATGATGCAACGTGTCAAAGAAATATTTGATAATCAACTAGGAATAGCAGGTAGAAAAGAAATGTTTAAGGACTTATTAAAATGAATGTAGATTTAAAAAAATATAGCGAGTTTGTACAGGCTGTTACAAGCCAACCAAGTAATGACTTGACAACTTTTATGGACACACTAGACCGACTAGATGCGAACTATGAATTAGATGCAAATCACGGACAAATGAAACATGGACCTGACGTAAATTTGCCGTTATTAATTACCGCATGTCTAGGACTTGCCGCAGAATCAGGTGAGTTTATTGAGATTCCAAAGAAGATTATCTTTCAAGGTAAAGCACTTACAGAAGATAATTTGTTTCACATGAAACGTGAACTAGGTGATATCATGTGGTACTGGATTAATGCTTGCAGGGCACTTCGCCTAGATCCAAATGATGTGATTGCTGAGAATGTAGAGAAATTGAAAGCACGTTACCCCGGTGGCGAGTTTAATGTGTTCAATAGCGAAAATCGCAAAGCAAACGATATCTGATTATGTTCGGTTCTCTAGATAAATACAATATCTGGAGAATTATATGGCTGGTCGATCACTTGACGAATTAAAAGAAGAATTATTTAACAATCTAAAATTGCGTCTAGCAGACGGAATAGTAGATGTTGAACTTGACCCTCAACATTATGAGGCAGCATACCAATATGCAATTAAAATCTATCGTCAACGAGCACAAAATTCCACAATAGAAAGTTACACAGTATTCAAGATGGAAAAGAATCAAAATGTGTATACTTTGCCTAGTGAATTTATTAATGTTAGACAATTATTTCGTAGAACTATTGGTTTAGAAACAGGTCCCGGGGCAACAAGTTTTGACCCATTTTCAAGTGCTATTTTAAACACATACTTGCTTAACTATAACTATGCAGGTGGTTTAGCAACATATGATTTTTATGCACAGTATATTGAACTGGCTGCACGTATGTTCGGTGGATTCGTCATCTATACATTCAATCCAGTTACAAAAGAATTAAAAATTGTACGTGATCCTAAGGCAACAGGTGAACAAGTTTTGATATGGGCTGATTTACAAAGACCGGATTCAGAATTACTACAAGATCCGGGCGCCGGCGTTTGGATTGGCGACTGGACACTCAGTGTGTTAAAAGCCACCTTGGGAGAGGCACGTGAAAAATTTGGAACTATTGTAGGTCCGGGTGGAGGCACCACATTGAATGGAGCACAACTAAAAGCAGAATCAGTCGCAATGCAAACACAATTACTTGATGAATTGAAGCGTTATGTGGATTATAGTCAACCGTTAACTTGGGTACAAGGTTAATGAGAGCAGGTGAATTTGTTACTGAACTATTCCGTCCCGGTAATCAAAACTGGAAATGGAACCGTCAATCTCCGGATGAGGCAGTTGCAAATTTTACAGTAGGTAAAAGAAACTATGTATGGCAAGCCTATAATCATCACTTAGATGATAAACCAGAAACATGGGAAATACAATTTCGTTTAATCAGAGACTTATTCGATCCTGAAAAATTATCATTATTTGGTACAACAGGTACAGGCAACTCAGCAGAAGTAATGTCAATTGTAGTAGACATAATGCGTGAATTCTTACAAGACTACGGTGATAATGTACAAAAAATTATATTTGATGCAAAAGAAAACAGTCGTATAGCATTATACACAAAAATGGTTAAGCGTTTAATACCCAATTGGAAATTAGAACAAGACTACAATCCAGAATTAGGGTTAAGATTTATATTATCTAATCCAAAACAAATTGATGAAGCATTTAGAGTCAGCTTAGACAAACTAATTCCTACAAGAGATTCATACGACTGGAATCAAATGGATCCCGATGTAGTTGATATATTTGCTAAACGAGCAGGAACACCTGAATGGGACGATAAACTAGGTACATTATATGTTAGGCCTAGACCAGACGGAAAATATGATATTATAAATGGGCATCATCGTTATGCCGGATTAAAGAAAGCCGGAGTAAAACATGCATTGGTTACTCTGAAAAACAACGATGAAGATAATTAACCTAAATACTAGCATATGTCATATATTAGTAATATAATTACTAGTACAGGAGAACATATGATTATAGGTGTCACAGGTCTAATCGGTAGCGGCAAGGATACTATAGCCGACTATCTAGTAACAAACCACAAATTTAAACGAATTAGTTTTGCAGCCAGTCTTAAAGACGCAGTGGCAAATGTCTTTGGTTGGGACCGTGATATGTTAGAAGGGACAACTAAAAGCAGTCGTAAATGGCGTGAGCAAGTTGATCCTTGGTGGAGTGAAAGACTTAATCTTCCAGAACTAACTCCACGATGGATACTACAACAATGGGGAACAGAAGTTTGTAGAGCAGGATTCCATGATGACATCTGGGTCGCTAGTGTAGAAAATAAACTACGCCAATCTAAAGATGATATTGTTATTACCGATTGTAGATTTCATAATGAAGTTAATGCTATTAAACATGCAGGTGGTATCACAATACGAGTTACTAGAGGAGCTGAACCTGATTGGTTTGATGCGGCAAAAGCATACAATCTTGGTCCTAATGGTAATAGTTTATGGTCTATCAGTAAAGCAAAATTAGACAAAGCAAAAATTCATGCTAGTGAGTATTCTAGTGTAGGTTTGAAGTACGATTACTATATTGACAATAACGGATCAATTGATGATTTACACAACA